GGTAAAGGAACACATTCAAATGATTGCTGACAATTTATTTAAAAATCAACATTCGTGAGGTAAAAATGGAATCGCATCTGAGTGAAGAACTGGTCAAGCAAGTCTTTTTCCAAAGCGACGAGAAGCGGCCAGATCCGCTGATTGCTGACGAGGTGGACATTGTGCAATTTGCCGAGAAACTGGAGCTGACGCTGCGCCCCCTGATCGCGGCCGAAGAGCACAAGCGCTGCGTCACGATCGTGGCTCACATGAACCGCGAAGTGGCGAGCGCCTTGCAGAACCAGCGCCCCTAAAAAGGCCCCCGTCCCGCGAAGGATGGGGGCTTAAAAATGCCGCAGGCAACTGGCAAAGCCACGGCAATCCAAGCGGGGAGTGCCACTTGAATTAGGGTAGGGGGCCCGTCATTTCGTCGAGCAACGGTACGTCGGCCAACCCCTGCATTTTTTGCCTGAGGAAGTCAGGGTTATCTCTGTACGCTTGCGCAGCGGTGGCTCCCAGTGTCATTGGGATGCCAACTGCGGCCGTCCCCGGGAACATTGACAAGCCAGACCCCAAGATGTTTGCGCCACTGAGCGCCATTCGGGTTTTGTCCATTTGGTTTTCAGGTCTGCGCATTTGCTGCGCAATGTCAACACCTTCTCCAGCAGCGTTGGCCAATGCCAAGGGAGGGAATGCGTACCGGCTGACAGCCCGGGTGGCTGCAGATACTGGTTTCATCATCCCTTTGAACAGGTCGGTTACAGCGTCAAGCCCAGACATTGCTTTAGGGGCAGCAGGGATGGCTGAAATGGGCGGAGGCTTGGCACCACCAATTTGGGGCGTTGCTCCGCCGCCGATCGGCAGTGCGCCGGACTGAGCCGCCTGAGCCTGTATTGACGGAGGGGAAAAACTTCTTGGCCCTGTCCCGACACTTGGCTCGGGCGTCAGCAAACCACCGAACCGTGGATTCTCAACGTACCTCTCGCCGGGAAATAGCTGCTGAATTCTTTGCGTCCCCTCTCGGCGCTGGGTAGTCAGGTCGTGGACGCCACCGGCCTGCTTGGTCATGTCCAGAGCCCGGCCAGCCTCAATGTCGGTCAACCCGGCCGACTTGGCGTAGTTGTAGGGCATCGTGCCGGTCTGACCGGGGGCCAAGCGACCGGCGTCTGGACCGCCCGACGGTATAGGCTGCCGCATAACGCTTTGCCCCGGCGCAGCCGCCGCAGGAGGCGCTGGCGGGGTTGGGGGCACATTACCCTGCACCCCGGCGCTGAAACCCTGTCCTACGCGGTTTGCGCCCGCTTGCAGCACGGCTCCAGCGCCTGACCCCGCAGCCCGGGTTGCAGCGACACCAGCGCCAGCACCTGCTCCAATCATTTGCGCTTGGCGCTTCTCTTGCTCGTCCATGTCGGCCTGCATCCGGGCTTCCCGCTGCTCGTCCGTTTCTTCAGCGGCAGGTTGGTTGCCGCCGCCAAACAGAAACTGCTTTGCCCGATCTACCCCGGAGGCTGCTGATGGCGCGGCAGGCTCTTCGTCGTAAGCGCCGTAGCCCTTCATGGCCTTGACGTACTCTTCTGTGATTTTGGGAAGATCACCGCCAGAGAAGAACGGGCTGTCGGTCCCAGCGTTGTAGCCGACCGTGGCCATTTTTGGGTCGCCGCCGAAAGCATCAAGGTTTTGCTTGAGGTACTTCAGCCCGGCCTCGATGTTCTTGTCTGGGTCGCTCAGGTCTTTGTTGGTATAGCCCATACCCTTGCCGGTGGCGGGCATGACCTGCATGATGCCAAACTCGCCGCTCGTACCCCGTGCCACGTCAGGGTTCAGCCTGCTTTCGTGATACGCGATGGCAATAGCCAAGGACGGGGGAACCCCCATCTCCTTGGCCTTGGCTGCAATTTTTTCGGCGTACTCGATCTGACGCTCGTTTAGCTGGTCAAGGAACGATAGTTTTGCCATGGTCAGTTCCTCAATTTTTCTTCAAGGCGTTTTCTGGCGGCGTCCAAGTCCTTGCCGCCGCTGGCTGGCTTGCCGGGCGTAGCGCTGCGCTGATTTGTCGGCACCGCCTTGATGCCGCCGAAGATCTTCTCTGTCTCAGACTCAAAGCCCTTCTTGATGTCTTTGTACAGGTCCGACTTCCGCTCAAACTCGAGGTACGGCCGCCCGGGGTTTTTGTCTTGCCATTGACGGAAAGCGTCCACCACATCGATGTCGTACTGCGACCGGGCCTTGAGCAGCTCCATGCGAGTCTTGAGGACTTCTGGGCTGGTGCTGGTGGTGCCGGGGATGGCCCGAACGATCTTGCGCTCGCCTTCGGTGACAGCACCCTGCTTGGCCAAGTACAGGCGCGTGAAGGCCAGCTCGATTTCGGCCAGCTCTGTTGCGGCCTTGGTGACGTTGTCCAAGTCTCTTTGCGTGACGCCCGGCATCATTTTGCGCATGCTGTCTTCAAAGCCAGCAAGGTTCAAGGTGCCGCTTGGCGTTTGAATGCCCTCTTTGATCAGGTTGCCAATCGCAGACGTAATGCCGGGTCTGGCAAAAATGCCAAAGTAATTTGGGCTCTGCTTGAGGTAATCTGAAACCCTTGTGACGCTGCCGTAAATACGGCGAGCCGTCGAGTCGGCATCCTCAATGCCAGCCTCTTTTGCGGCACTTGCTTCGCCCAGTTTCGCGGAGCGCACTTTGGCCTCTTCGGCGGCATTAGCTCGTTCTTCTTTTGACGCGGGTGCTGCCCCACTAAACGACTTGCCGGTGTATTTGTCAGCCAAGGCTTTGTACCCGGCCGTATTGCCTTGACGTTGAAGCTGATAAAGTTGCATGGCAACAGATTCAGGAACCGTGAAAGTCTTGCCTTCGTAGCCTTCACCAAAAATCTGAATGTCGATCGGCGCGGCCTTGTTTGGATAAAACTTGCCAGTGGCAATGTTGGTAGTGCCGGACTCTTTTACCTCAAGGTTTTTCCGCTCGAGTTCTTGCCCCTCTTTCAAAAGCTCGCCCAAAGGCCGCCCGCTGTTTCGATTGAGTTCGACGTAAGCCCTCGCGGACATGAAGTTTTTATTTGGGGGGAATATCTGAATACCCCCGTCGTCCTCAGAGTCATCCGACAGTGCGCCTTTGGGTATTTTCCCAACTACCGCAGGCAGAGCGCCACCAGAAAGAGAGCCCGGGGCACTGACCGGTGCAGCAGTTGCCACATCAGGAGCGGCAGGTTCTTTGGGCGTTGGGGCAGACAACGGGCCAGCTTGAGGCGGTGGTTTGGTCTGTGGCCCCGCTGGTTGGGAGCCGCCGAGCCAATTGGAGATGGATGCGTCCTGCGACCTCATGCGTTGCAGCTCGACGCCTTTACCGGCGGCGGCAACCCGCTGCTGGGCAATCTCCTGCTGCAGCTTCATTTCCTGCTCTTGAGCAGCGCTGACGTTTTTTGCAACATTGCCAAGCGACTCCCCAAACCCGCCGGTCTGAGTTGGGGCCAAAAACCCTTGGGCGGCCGCAAGCCACGTCGGGTCAAAGAACCTGTTCTTGCGCGTGTCGAGGGACTGCGACAGCTTGGCCAACGCCTCTTGGTAGAGCTGGTTTGCCTCGAGCATGGCCGGATCTTGTCCGGAACCGAAACCGGTAGTTGCTGCTTTTGAGGTGGCCATGTTATTCGCCCTCGCTGCCAGTCACCGGCACTATGTTGCCTTGAGTGTCGTAATACTGGCCGCTGGTGCTGTCCCAATAAATAGGAGTGCCACCTGCGTTTTGACCAATAAATTCGGAAGAATCAACTTCGAGTCCGCTGCCAAGCGTTTTCTTCAAATAATCTGCAAGGCCTTGACCTAACCCTGAAACGGTCTTCAATCCTGTGCCTCCGGCAACACTTCCGACCGCCGACATGGTGCCGAGAATGTCTTGCAGGCCCGACGTCTGGTACGAGCCAGCTTTCGGACCCGTGAACGTCGAGGTCTGCTGACCCGGCATGGTGTAGCCACGCATGAGCCCGGAGGCGGTCGTGGCGGTCTTGAGCGGCTGGTCGAGCAGGCTCTGCTGGTACGCCTGACGCTCGCCGCCAGCCTTGGTCAACGCGCCAGCGCCGGTCAGGGCCTGAGTCTGCGTCTGGTCGGACAGCTTGCCCTGCGTGCCAGCAACCAAGTTCTGGAGCTGGGCCTCGTCAAGAGCGCCCTTCAAAGCGTCGCTGTAGCCTTTTGACAGGGCACCGTACTGCTGCCCCGTCAAACCCGCCTGAATGTCCGCCATGCCCTGCCCAAGGGCTCCGGCGTAGCGTTGGCTGCCGAGGCCACCGGTGCCTACAAACCCGGCCTTCATGGTTGGCAGGATGTTGCGCTGCATGTTCTGCTGCGACAGGCGGCCCATCTCGTCCACCACGTTGCTGGTGTACGGGTTCATCAGGGCCTGTATCCGCTCGGGCGTGATGCCCTGCGCAGCCTGCGCGGCGGTGGCTTGAGCGGCCTCCATACCCGGCTGGCCAGCGGTAGCGGCCGCAGGCAGGGCCCCGTACCCCATAACCTGCAGCGGGTCATACCCGGCAACGGACTGCGTCGGGGTTTTCCCCATGGCAGTTTTGCCAGCCGTTGACAGGCCAGACAGATAGTCGGTGTAGTACGACGGGGCGGTATCGGTCTTCGTCTCGGTCGTCTTGATGTCCGGCAGCGGTGCGCCTTGGAGGAATGCCATGCTTATCTCCTAACTTTGCGAGCGGGTTTTTTGAGGTAATCCAACGGTGACTTTTTCGCCGGGGGCGGCAAGTCTCGGGGTTTGGCCGACCTGTGATACGCCCGGATGGAGTGCATCATGTCGTAGAGTTTATCTGACCCGGCCTTTGTTGAGCCATTTCCAAGGGCCGCAACCACGTCCGCAGGGAAGACAAATTCCCCGTCGGCCAGCATTGCCGGGATGTCGTCGGACTGGCCGTCGCCGGGTCCGGTCACGGCGTTGCCGCTGCGGAAGTCAATGCGGGCCTTGCCAGAGTGCTCTACGACGTTCAGGCCGCCTCCGGCAAACCGGCCGTGCCGGGTGGTACCGCCGCCAGCAAATAACGGCGTGGCGAGCCCTCCAGCCTTTGAGTACAGCATGTCTGTGCCGGGACCCTGAGCAAGGTCAATATCGGTTTGCTGGCCATAGGCGAAGTAGTCGGAGCCGGGCTGTTGTTGAGCTGAGAGTTCGTCTTGCACTGGGGCCACCTGTTGAGTTTGTTGGGTTTCTTGCGGTTTTGCTGCGTAGGAGTTGCCTGCGAGCATTTTCATGTATTGCTCAAGCGGGCCTTCAAACTTTGCTTCGCCCGTTGTTTTGAGGCCAATGTTGGCAAAGCCGGGTGTAGACGTGTCGACCAGCCCGGGGGACGGCGTAATTCTTTGAACGGCGTTTTGAAGGTTTTGCGCAATCCCGGCCTGCGCCGTAGCAGCGCGGCCGGACTTGGCAGCGGCAGCGGCCTTGGCCGCCTCAGCAGTCTGCGTGGCCTTGATCTCGTCCAAAGCCTTCTGGGTTGCCGTCTGGAACGTCAGGCCCTGCTTTACTAGGTCGTCAACTCGCGTGTTGAACTGCGTCTGACCCTCGCCAATGTCTTTTTTCAGTTCTGTTTTTACAGCAGCAATTTCGCCAGAGGTTGTTTTGGCCGCGTCTTCGATTGCCTTGTTGACGTCAACACCTAGTTTGACTTGGGTGGCGACAATGTCTTTTTGACCCTGATTCAGCAGGTCGTACTTGGCCTGAACGTCAGTCGTCAGTGCGCCGACGTCCTTCTTGACATCAGCCACCTGCTGCGTCGCCAGCTTGGACGCATCATTGATTGCCGTGGTGAGGTCAACGCCTTGCTTGGCCTGATTGGCAACAATGTCCTTCTGACCCTGCGTCAAGGCGTCGTACTTGGTCTGAGAGTCGACTGACAGACCAGTAATCTGCGTTTGCAGTCCAGAGGCCGTATTATTGATGACCGTAGTCAGGTCTTTTCCTTGCTGAACTTGCGATGCAACGGCGTCCTTTTGGGCCTGAGTCAAGGCATCGTATTTGGTCTTAACGTCAGTCGTCAGCCCTGTAATTTGGGTTTGCAGGCCAGACGCCGAATCAGTGATTGCCTTTGTGAGGTCTTTCCCTTGTTGGACCTGATCCGCAACGGCATCCTTTTGAGCTTGCGTGAGAGAGTCGTATTGGGTTTTCACGGTGCCAGACAGCGCATCAATGTTGGCCTGCAGCCCGGAAGCGGTGTCAGTGATGGCTTTTGTAATGTCCTTGCCCTGCTGGAGCTGGTCGGCAACAGCGTCTTTCTGAGCTTGCGTCAAGGCGTCAAATTTTGTTTTGACGTCGGTAGTAACACCAGCAAGCGCCGTGTTCAATGCGGTGTTGCTTACCAAGTCTTTGGTTGCGTTGCTTACGACGTTTGTGACGTCGGCGGCTGTAAGTGCCGGGTTGGCAGTCATGTAGGCGGAAATTGCTGCCGTTACGTCTGGGATAGAGAGGCCGGGGTTCTCTTTCATGTAGGCCGCAATTGAATTTGTGACGTCATCCTTTGAAATCCCGGCAGGGAACACAATTCCCTTAATTGCATCTGCAACGTCCGTTTTTGTAGCAACACCCTTCATTGCATCTTTGATAGACGTCCTGACTCCTTCGTCAGTGGCAAGGCCGCTGGTCCCGGTAGTAATCGCATCAGACACCTGCTGCAGTGTTAGACCGGGGTTCTCCTTCATGTAGTTGGTGATGGCCAGACTCACGTCGGCAGACGTAATGCCCGCCGGGAACTTGATCTCCGCAATCGCGTCTTCAATATTTTTCTTGGTTGCAAAATTTTTGGTTGAATCATCAATGACCGCTTTAACGTCAGCAGCAGACAGGCCCGGGTTGGCCGTCATGTAGGCGGAAATTGATCTCGCAACTTCTTCAGCGGTCAGGCCCGGGTTGGCAATCAACTCAGCCTTGACCTGTGCTGCCACGTCCGCCGCAGTAATGCCTGCCGGGAACACGATTCCCGAAATTGCATCTTTCACGTCTGCCGTTGTGGCCACGTCTTTCAATGCCGTGCTGATTGCGTTTTGGACGCTGGTGTCAGTTGCCAGCCCCTTAGTCGACTCTGTAATCTTTCCGGCAACGTCAGCAAGCGACAAGCCCGGGTTCTCAGTCATGTAGGTCTTGATCGCCGAAGTGACGTCAGCAGTGGTAATTCCTGCTGGAAAGTTTATTTTTCCGATCGCATCAGAAATGGCTTTTTCGGTGTCTAGCTTTGTCGTCAGATTTTTGGTGGCATCGGTTACAACCTTTGAGACGTCTTCGATGCTGAGGCCACTGGGGATGTTGGAAATTGCCGTCGTCACCAAATCGGAGATGTCAGCCGCTGAGGTCCCGGCAGGAATTTTTGCAATTGCATCGTTGACAATCCGTCCAACCTGAACCTCTGTAAGGGTTGGGTTGGCAGCAATAACTCCATCAATGATGGTGCGTACTTGTTCCGGGGTCATTTTGGGCTCGCTTAATTTGTCGGCAGGGACGCTCTGAACAATTTTGGTCGCAAGGCTGATTGCTTCAGAGTCCGACAGGCCGCTCAAGCCAAGGTCCTTGACCATCTCCTGCGCGGCGGCCGCGCCGATCGGCTTGCCTGACTCGAACGCGTTCATGCCCCCCAAGAACTTGTCTAATTTTATTTGCGCGTCAGCCTCGCTTATCGGGCCTGTGAGACTCTTTAGGACCTCGGGTGAGGGGTTGGTATAGCCAAGGCTTTGCGCGATCTGTCGGGCCTCTGCTTCGTCCGTCAAAAACGGGTCGACGTAAGTTGGGTCAATTTTTTGACCGGACTCAACGTGAGCAACGGCACCGGACAAATTTTTCGCTATTTGCTCCGGACTCAGTCCAGACAAGCTCAACTCTCCAGCCACTTCTTGCGACACAACCCCAGCCAAAAATTGGTCGTTCATCAAGTCCAAAGTTGGATCAATGCGAAGACCAACACTTTGAAATAAATTTGCAGTTTCCGTTTTTAAGGCTGCTATGGACGCATCTGACACGTTGCCCGACTTGACTAAATCGGTTACTTTATTTGTCAGGTTTTCAACTTCAGTTTGATCAACGCCAGAGGAAATGAGCCTGTCTTTAAAGTTGGAAACAGCAACGTCAGCAGCGGCAATTACAGCAGAATGCCCGCCTCCGTAAATGCTATCCAGCATAGTCGTTACGGTAATATCCTTCCAGTTGTAATCTGCGTCTGGATTTAAAATTTTCTGGCTTACAGCCTCTATAAGACCAGCCTCGCCGCCTTCTGCAATAGTTTCCTTTACGGATGTTCCTGCGGCCAATTTATAGCCAACCTTTGCCGCATCGGTTTTTATTGCCTCTTTAAATGCTGTCTTCATTGCGGCAGTTTCTGCACCTGAGCCCAGCACCTGCTTGGCAAGTGCGTTGCCACCCGGAAGCAACATGACCGCCCCGGTCACGCCTGCTGCGGCAAGGAAAGTTTTGCCTGCCGTGTCCTCAGCATAAGCCTCTGCATCGGCTGTGGTCATAGACCCATCTCGTACTTGTGCGCCGACGCTGTTCAACGCTTTTTTGTACGACTCGTTGTAAGCTGCTCCGGCAGATTCTCCGATGTTTAAAACCACGTCTACGCCGATGCCCAACTTTGCGGCAAGAGCTGGAGCCGCTTTCAACAACGTGGACGCATATTTAACGCCAGCGCCAGCGCCCAAGGTTCCCATCGTCTGAATAATTTCTGAGGCAATGTTGAAGCCAGTCATTAACGGCTGGTCAACCACCGAACTAAGAACAACTTTTGCGGTGTCAGCTATGCCTTGAGCGTTTTTTACATTGCTCCAAAAAATTGCTGATTCAGCGCTTACCTCTGAAGGAGTTTGAGCTTTGTTGAAGTTGACAAGCTGGTTGACGTTTTTGGCAAATTCACCGTTTTTGTCTACCGCACCAAGGAATTTACCAACCCCTGTAAAGGCGTCAATAATCTGCGTTCCGGCGTCAAGAAGAAGCGATCCTGCAACCTGCAATGCCCTTGGTTGGTCAGCAACACTTAGGCTTCCGCTCACCACGTTCCCAGCGGCGTCCCAAACCCGGGTGTCTTCTACGACTTGATTGGTTTTTTGGTCAATGAAAGTATTTGAGACATTTGCCGGGGTGCCTGTCCGGGTGTTGATTGACCCGCCAACAGCAGGGATTAGGTCTATCCGAGCTTGTGCCGCTGCGTCAGAGTTGTACTGCCGAGCATTTCTTTCTTCCGCCGTTTCTGTGGTGTAAGTTATGCCTTGGTACGGAAATTTTTGATTTGCACCAAGCAGGTCTCGTGCTTTGCCAAATGCCGCATTTCTATTTGGCTGCATATCAATGACAGCTTGGAAAACGGCCTTCTCCGTTGGCCCACCCGGTTGCATGGTGTAAATGGTGTTGTCGTACTCAAACTGCGTCCAACCATCCAACCGGGCGGCGTTGGCCGCGTCCTGCTTGGTGTTGAAGTCGCCGCCTTCAAAAACAAGCCCTTTGCGCACCATTTCAGTCAGTTGAGCGTCAGTGAATTTGACGTCTTGGCCGGATGCCCCTTTGAGCATGGCACCCTCTAAGTCACCCCACGGGTCGGCATCACCGGTCTTGGCCAAGCTGATGGCGCTGCCAACGACGTTGTTGGTCCTCTTGATGGCGGCGAGCTCATCTGCCGTCGGGTCTGTACCGGTGACGGAGCGGTAAGCCGCTGTTGCCTTCTGGTCAGCCAGCGCGGTGATGTCTTGGTTACCTGTGCCCGTGTAGGTGGCCCCGGCAAGCCGGTCAATCTCATCGGTAGTTGGCTCAAAGCCGTAGTCGCGCTTGCAGATATTGACGACGTCAGTCTCTGACAGCACCCGACCTGCTTCGGAGTTGAAGTCGACGTTGGAACCGTCATTTGCCTTGAAGTCCATGGCCGTCTGGGGAATGCCCGCAGCGCCAGCAAACACCTGCTGACCGTCCTGAACAAACTTGCCTTGAGACGTCAGCGTCATCCCGTTGTCTAGCACCCAGTTGTTGTCAGCGTCCTTGCTCGTAACTTTGATCACACCGGTGTTCAAGGCGCTGATGGTTGCATTGCGTGTGGCCACCTCAGCCAAGGCCTTGGTGTAGTTCTCAGCAGAGCGATCGGCGGCAGACTTAGTCTTGGACCAAGCGTCGTATTTGGTCTGGTAGGCGTCCGAGGCGGCCTTCAGCGTGGCGGCAGTGGATCCGGCAACAGATGGGTCCTCAATGTCTTTTTTGATCGCCTGAAAGTCAGCAACTTTTTTGTCAATCAACGCCTTGCCGCTTGTCAAGCTGTCAATCATTGACTGGTTGTCGCTCATCAACTTTTGAGCGGCTATTGAGGCATTCTCAGCAGTTTTCCCCGCAGCGTTTGCGGTAGCAGCGGCAGCGTTTGCGGCATCCAAGAATGACTGTCTACTTGGAGCGTGTGATATGAATGCCTCGTAATCCGCATCCCCAGCCGATCTACTTTCGTAATGCCCACCGTATTGGCCTACGATATTTTGGTAGTTGTTGTACGACCCGATGTTGTCTTCGTAGATTTTTTTGTGTTCGGTATAGGTGTTGACAGCAGCCGCGCTATCAATAGCCAATTTGTCGTACTCAGCCTTGAGCGGGTTATATTTTTCAGTGATTGTTTTTTGGTAGGCAGCCGACTCGTCGTTTATTTCTTTGCGGAGGGCTTCGCCTTTTTGAGCCTTGTCATCCAACTCAGCCTTTGCGGTGATGTACTTGTCCTGAGCAGCCTTGGCCGCGTCAGTGTCGGTCGTCAGGTTGACCCACGCCTCGTTAGCGGCCTGCTTGAGTTTTGACTCGCCCATACCGATGAAAGCCGAGGCAATGTAATTGCCAACAGCTTGCGCCGGGTCTCCCTTGCCAGATACGATTGAATTCAGGGCGCTGCTGCTGGCCCCCTTCATGAGGTCCAAGGTCTTTGGTGAAAAGCCCCAATTGGGGTCCTTGTTCAGCGAATCAAAATAGCTGTTGGTTGAGGAGTAGATCAACCCCGAGGTAAATCCGGACGTGATGCCGTCCATGACGGATTTGCCGCTGATTGCCGCGTTGACGCCGCCAATGATTGAAGAATTCAAACTTGCTGTTGCGGCCTTTGAAATTGCAATTGCAGTGTCTGGCGGCAGGCTGAAGTTCTCCATCATGGAGTTGGTGAAGTCTTGCCCTGCTGTTTTGGTTACATCGCTAATTGTTTTCCCAATGTTGGTGCCGCTCATGGCCTGCGAAGAGATGTAAGAAACCGCTGCAGACTTTGCGATGTCCTCAAGGTTCCCGCCTCTTGCCCCGGTAATAACGGCGGCAGTGACGTAAGGCGGAATACCAATCATGGCTCCGCCAACCTGCAACAGGGTCGGCAGAGGATCTTTGAGGATGCCCTCTACGGTTTTGCCAATCCCTTCGACTGCCGAGACAATTGCACCTCCAACCTTTTCGGCAACATTGCCGAGCGACATGATGGGATCGCCAATATCCCATCCAGTTTTTTCTTTAAGGTAGCCCATGGTCAGTCCCTTTTTTGGCCAGTGGTCACAGCAAAAATGCCTCTGGCACTGTCAAAGTGCGTTTTGACAGCAGGGTCCTTCAGCTTTCGGGCGGCAATTTTTAGCAGGCGCACAATGTCAGGTGTATGCGTTTGGGCAATCAATGTGTCAAAACCCATTTTGCGAGCCGACTCCATAAATTGGTGCATGTTCTCAACAAAGTTTTCGGCAGTGTCACCGTTGTAGCTGCGGACTAGCCCGACCCGGCCCTCAAAGGCAGCAATCGTAAACAGCGTGTTGCCAGCTCGGATTCTGATCAAGCCCTTGTTGCTGTACTCATGGATCATGACCGTGTACAGCATGCGCTCGGTAGAGATTTTTGCCTTTTTTGCGCCAGCAACCATCATCTCTTGACTTTTTTTGTCCTCATGCGCAGCCACGACAAAGATGTCGGTTGGCTCTAGCATGTGCTCCTTCGAGCTGACTGGGCGGACGTCGGACACGGTCATGCCGATGCCCCCAAATAACGGCTGTCGTCCACCTTGTTAGGGTGAAAGTTGGGCAAGTAAATCTTGAGCATGGGCACAAATACCTTGGTAGTCATGTGCCACGACCAGTGCGCAAAGTCAATCCAGTCTTTTGCGCTTCGGAAGCTGGAGCCTTGCAGGGCGTGGGCAACGATGAATTTGATGACGTAGCCCTGATTTTGCCTTGCAATTGACCGCAAGTCAGCATCTGAGTAACCCAAACTGCGCCAAAGGTCGATGGCCAGATCCTTGTGGCCGATCTCTTCGCGGGAGTGCCAAGCGAACAAATTGTGCTCGCGGCCAGCCTTATCGCCGTACAAATCAAGGTACATGCGCCCCATACAGGCTGCAAAATGCTCGATGGAAACCATGCTGCCAAGCCAAAGCTTTGCGCCGGGTCGGCGGTGAATGATGCGGGTCTTCCGGTACTCTTCGTTGGCAATGTCGGTGATGCCAGCCCGGGAGTTGTAGGCGTCATGGGCGCTCGCGTGGGCAAGCTCCTCACGGATAAACGCCTCAACTCGGATTCGCAGCGCATCGTCCTTTATTTCCGGAAGGTGGTGCTTGGCGACGGCCACAAACGCACGCTCCCACGCCGGGAACAAGGTGCTCACGGCATCGCAGTTACGGGTAAAAAATTCTGATCCACCACACCAGTTCATGTTGTTTGCGTCGCCGGGTTGACTGCCGCGACCATGGCCTCGGCCCACTCAAACCAGTCATCGTACTGGTCCGTCCGAGGGGTTGCCTCGTTTGAGAATACGTCGATCGCGTTCAGGCCGTTGCCCCAAAGCCGCCAGTCCGTCAGGTCGTTGGGGATTTCAAGGTTCTGAGCCCCGTACAACTCGCACATGAGGCTCGCCCACGACTCAAACGTGTGGTAGCGGGGGTCATAGATTTGCGGTGGATTAAGAGCCATACGGCCTCACATCGCCGATCTCGGCGCTGAGAAGCAATTTGCCGAGCTGGTAATTACCACCGGCCTCGTCGGAGGTGAACTTCAATCGCAGCTCACGACGTTGCTCGCGCATGTCAACTTTTCCGGTGTTAGACCCAAAAAAGTAAGGGTCCGAATCCTTGTCCTCGCCCTGCGCAAATGGTCGCCCAGTCACAACCACGGACATCTCCCCGGACTGCACAAAATCAGGCTCAATGCGCTCCAAGCGGATCCAGCGGTTTTGTCCTTCTGGCGTCGGCTGCGACGGTCCGCCGCCCATCCAGCTCAGATCGTTGGTCTCAAATGAGCTCAGAATGGCCCGCACGTTTTGACCATCAATCTCGTCCGTCCCAATTTCATGCTGAAACATTGCAATGAGGTCAGCCGGGATTGAAAAGGTCAATGACACCGATCCGGTTCCAGTGGCCGCCGCTGACATCTGGATGGCTTGGGCGTAAATGTCCGTGACCGGGATGGAAAAACCAGCTCCGGAACCGCCCAAGCTGGCCGCCGTGGCGCTCAGAACGTCGCCCACCAAATAACCCGCTCCACGGGCCACAATGGTCACCGAGGCTACTACCCCTCCAGCAACGCCGATCGTGGCCGTAGCACCCGCTCCTGAACCTCCTGTGAGGGCTACACCGACGTATGAGCCGTTGACGTAACCAGAGCCCGGGGTGATGGCACCAAGTGTCTCAATGTTGCTGGTCGTTATGGCCACCACGGTCGTGTTCGTTGGGATGTTGGAGCCGGTGATAACCTGCCCGAGCGCGGCCTGCGTGCTGTAGGTATCGCTGAACAGGAAAACGCTGCCGGACACCTCGTTAAAAGTGCCTGTAAATACGGTTTCGGCCGTGCTGCCATGCCAATCGGCCGCCACGGGGTAGGCAAACACCTGAGAGAAGTACCCGGCGGAGCGCTGGGCACCACGGGCCTCACCGGCGTCGTACCAAGTGTTTTCGCGCACGTTGTAGATGATGGCGTCGGTGCATTCGGTGGCATCCCCACGAGGATAGAACCACCAGATCTCACCAAACCGGGGGACCTTCGTTGCCCACACCTTCTGACGCTGGTCATAGTTCAGGTTGTCAAAGAAGTAGTTCTGGTTCATGGTGTTGGGGATCTCCTTCACAACACCGTTGTAAAGCAAGAATCGGTCAACGCCGCACCAGTAATAGACGCCGTCGTACTCAATTGCCGACTGCGACGAAAGAATGGAAGACTGGCTGCTGATGATGTCGTAGCGCCAGTATTGAGGAGGCGAACCGGTGCCGCCGATGAACGACACGCGGATCAGGCTGTCAAGGCTCCAGAACAGGCCAGAAGGCGCGTTTGAGCCGCCCCTGACGGGTAGGCCCTGCACAATCTTGCCGGAGGCCACGTTGGTCGCATTGGCGTCGGCTGAGACCCAATCGTTGGTATTGCCTGCCGAGCAGTTCTGGATCAGGCCGTTGTTGCCGTAAACAAACAGGTACGGGTGCAGCGACACAACGCCGCCGGACACCGAAATGTTGTTGCTGAAGGTCAGCGTGACCGTGGCCGTGGCCGTGGCGTTATTTGACAATGTCAGCGTGGTGGTAGATATTGACACCACCGTAGTGTTGGCAGGTATGCCTGATCCGGTCACAGTCTGGCCAGCGCCGATCAGCGGGTTTGCGGCGGCTAACGTCACCGTAGGGCTCAAATTTATTGTGGAGCCAGAATCGGTGAACACCCCAACCTGCTGCATCGTCAACGCGGTGATGTCGCCAATCAGCACGGGCGTGTTGTTGTCGTTGCTGATGGAGGCAAGGTTTTGGCCGGGGTGCGCCACGAGAGACTGCAAGCCGGTGCCAGCCACGTCGTAAAAGCCGTCAAACTGCCAGAGGTTTAGGTCGGTCTGGGTGAAGTTGGACAGGGTAAAGTTGCCCACGCCAGCGCCAACGCCGTTGTTGTCAATGGTCAGGACCTGCAAGCCGTCGTTGTAGCCGCTGAAAATTGAGGTGAAGGCGTTCTGGGGGTTGACCCAGATCCCGCGTGAGGGCCCAGTGAGCTGGCCAGAGATGACCCGGAAGCCACCAATCTTGCGTGGGCGGCCGCGCTGGAAGCGGACCCACTCGCCGTCGGTGTAGAACACCCTGTCAAATACCGTGCCGTCGCGCTGGATGCCCGGCTGCGTGTCTAGGGAGAAGACCTTGGCTGACATCAGAAGGTCCCGCCCTGAACACCCCCAGTAAAGTTGCCGGTGCCCGGTATGTTTAGCCCTGTAGCGGTCAGGCCGAACAGCTTGACGCCCAAGATTGCAATACCGAATTCACCAGATCCGGGGCGGTAAATACCCGTTGACGTCTCAGTCGCAAAGTTCAGAGATGGAGCGCCCACAGTTCCATCCACCAGAGAAACGTTTACCGCACCGGCGGCAATCGTTGAGGCGTTCAGCAAGTTGACCGAGTCGCACAGCAAGATCACCTGCTGGCCAGCGGGGACGGTCGCCGTAGCGCCGCCCGCGCCTGTGGTGAAGGTGATCTGGTATCCGGGGCCGCCACCGTTTGTCTGGTTGGTGATGTAATAAATCTGCACCGTCTGAGGCAACGTGACGGTGACGTTGCCTGTCAGGGTTCCGGTGTACTTCTGAATTGTGTTGGCCGCCTCTGAGGCGCTCAGGGTGTAGCTGCCGGTCACCACGGCCTTGGTGAGCTGGGTAAAATTGAACTGCGTGCTTCGACCCAAGCCGACGGTGAAGAAGGCAGATCCGGAGCAACAAATGACGCAAGAGTCTGCAGGCTGCAAAGAAATTGTTGACGCTGCGTTGATCTGTATTCCACCGGCGGGGGCAATGGTCAAAGTACCAGACCCACCGTTTCGGACCATCATGTACCAGTCGTTGCCCAGTGTGACGGCTGACGTCAGCGCTAGGGTGCCGGAGCCGCCAGTCCAGACGTAGGTTGATGCGCGGTCGGTGGTCAGTGCGGTGTAGTTGGACGCAAAGGTGTTGACCTCATTGGCGGCGTTCAGGGTGTTAGAAATAGCCTTGAGGCCAAACCCTGCAAGAGTTGCGGCGTCGACGTTGGAGGTGCCGACGCCAAAGGCTATGAGACCCCATGTTCCCGCCGTGGTGGCGTTGCTGGTCAGATAGATGTACTTGGCCTCACCGGGGGCGATTGTGACGATCGTGCCACCAGCGTAGGTCCTGACCTCAAAACTGTAGGAGCCGACGTTGCGGAACAGCGCGTCAATACCCACAGACGCCTGATTTGCAGGCGGCATGTCCAGCGTGAAAGAGTCCAGCGTGAACGTCAGGCCAGTGGTTGTGCCAGCCGTGGTGGCCACCGCCGTTCCGCCGGAAGTGGCTGACAGCGTAAAGGTGGTTGACCCATTGGTGAGGATGATGTAGTAGGTGTTCCCAGCAACAATCCCGGTTGAAGTCCCAGTCAAAACTCCGGTGACAACAATCGCTTGGCCAACAAACAGGCTGGGGGTAGCGGTGCAAGAGCATTGCCCGTTTGTGCCTGCGACGGTGACGCCCGCAAGCACCAATCCGCTTGAGAGCGACGTGACGTCCATGACCCGGGCGGCTGCGTTGTCTGTGTCGCTGCCGTTGATTGGCCACGACAGCGTACTGTCTGCGGACAGCGTGATTGAGCGGTATGAAACGTCGGTCGGCTGAATGACGGTTCCCGTGAAGGGACTATTAAAGCTCATAAGGTCACCTTGTTTTCTGCAAGCCGTTGCGCTTTGCTTATGGCTTTTGTGGCTATGTTGGAAGCCCTAATTTTTGCCTTAGTTTCTTCGGAGTGCTTGCGCCCCAAAAAACTTGCATGTTTAGACTTTTCTGATTCTGGCATCTTGCGACCAAGAAGCGATTGACGAATTTTCTGTTTAGTTTCTTCGCTCATTGGGTTTCTGGGTCTGGCTTTATGGGCAGCCGACATTTTGGCGCGAACTTCTTCAGAAGCGGTCTTGCCAAGATTCTTTCCCTTCAGGCTGATGCTTCTTTTTTCAAGCGTGACAAAAGTTGGTTTTTTACCTTTGGTTCCGTATTTTTTTGATCTTTCCTCTTGCGTCAAGCTGGCCACATAAGCAGAAGAGGCAATCTTGCGGATTTTCTTTTCATGATCCGTCATTGGCCAACCAACAACACCCTCGCCGCCGTCTGTTAGGTTGTAACCCAAAGGGGCTTTGGTATTGTGCTGCTGAATGAGCATTCTCTCAAGGTCGCAGGCGGCCTCAAAATCAAACGCATCGCAGATGTGAGAAAAAACAAACTTGTCAGCCCCATGCTTTTTGATGGCCGCATGGAGCGCGGGGGCGCTTCCATTTGCAGACATGTGCTGCTTGAGCCTGCGATCTAAATTTTTGGTGAGGCCAACGTACTGCTTACCGTTGCAAGCATTGGTCACAATGTAGAGAGACCACGTTGTCATGAATCCCTCGCAATCGCCTGACGATCAGCGCCACGGGTGACGTTTTCCGTCTTCAGGACTTCAATAATTCGGTCATAGTTGCTCTGCCACATAGGCATGCGCTCGTCGTTCTTGAGGAACGGCATGGCCTGCAGCAAAGTGCCGTACAGCAGCGCCTGCGGGGCGTACTGGGTGAACCAACTGGATTGGTTCGATGAGTCCAAAGGCTGCACGCGCTGGTAGTACAGCACCTCGTAGGAGTAGGCCAAGGCAGGCGTTGGGCCTACCAGCCAGTGCTCGTAGTCGTAGTCGCAAAAGTACAGCGGGGCGTCCGTTGAGGTCGGGTCGGGCCAATACTCGCGAATGTACTCATAGGTCCGCAGCAGCACGGGTTGGCGCTTGCCTGCCACTGTCACGTTCATTGACACCGTCTTGCGCCACCGGGCAGGCTTGGGAATGACGTTTTCACCGAGGACCATGGTGCTCGTGGCCACAGTCAGGTTGCCAAGGAACTTGATCTCGGCCGCAATGACTTGCTCCGCCAGCATAATGAACTGCGGAATCTTGTCCAACGTCTGCTGGTCAGTACGCTCCAGATAGGTCTGGATGTCGTTCACCAGCGAGTCATACGTCATCACGGCTGCGACAGTCATGTTTTTCTCCGTTAGCCGACGTTGCGTTCAAAGTGCGGGCAATCGACCAGCGACTTGAAATAATACGTTACTGAGCCGTATTCCACGTTTAGCGCCCGCGCAATGGCCGCCGTTGATGCTCCGATATTTTTCATTTTAACTGCCATTCCTTTTTTTTCTGCCGTCATTTTGTGGCGGTCAGAATTTCTGCAATTTACAGCCTGACTGACATATCGGAGGTTTGCAATTTGATTGTTGACCTTGTTTCTGTCAATGTGATCAACCACAAGGCCGTCTGGGCACTTTGACAAAAAAGTAGACGCCATCAGCCGATGGACAAGCAGGGTGATGTGTTTGTTTTCAACCGTTGTGTTGAATCTCAAGTACCCATCCTTGTCTTTGCGAGTCTTCAACTCTCGGCCTTTGACCTCGCATGAATATGGAGATTGACCCCTTGAGAAGCTATGCTTGATTCGAGTTTTTGTAAAAACCCGACCGCATCGCGTGACAAGAAGATGATCGTACATGGTTTGAAATTTTTCAAGATCCAACTCTTCGGAACTCTGGTTTTCCATCTGGGCCTCTGGAGAAGTGTGGTGTGTCCACCAATGTTACTCCATTGCCACCCCATGAGTTAGCTTTATTCAAAGACTCCCAAAACGCGCCGAGCGGGGCGAGCTGCCCCTTGTCCCAGATGATTTTACCGTCTTTGAAGAAATTTAGGTCGATTGCGCAGCGCTTGAGATGAATCGAGTTCAGCGTCTTGGACCGACCTGTGTTGAAGTAAATGGCCTGCTGCTCTGGGGTGCGTGCCAATTCCCCACCAGTGACCTTAAAACCGGCCTCTGTGGCGTGCTGGATCAGTTTGCAGGCATCCAGTAGGAAATCGGCCTGCTCGTCGCTGAGACTCATTCCTTGCCTCCTTTGCGCATTTCCATGATTTTCTCAACCGTGCGGCCACCGAAGTAGGCCGTCATGACCAGCATGCCCCACTGACCAAGCAGCGCGACGTAGGACTCGCTGATCTTGTACCCAGCACCGTCAAGCATGGCAAAGACCACATAGGCCGTCAGAAGGTACACAAGGGTCCCGGGGCGCACGTTCTTGGACAGCCACGAGTCGGAGGACATGTCAGCCTTCCAACGGTCGCTGATGTTGTCACCTTCGTTGGCGGCAGCAGCAAGCAGGGCTTTCAGTTCCTCTTGCTCGAGGCGGGCCTTTTCGATGCCAAGCTCAAGCAGGCGCTCCTCATGGTCAAACTGAAGCTGGCGCAGCTTGCTGACCTCTTCAGGGTTGGGGTTGTCGGAGATCTTGACGCCAAGGGCGTTCTCGACAACCTCCTTGCCTTTTGCTTGGATCGCAGAAGACAAAAGACCCAAGCCGCTGGAAGCAAGGGTGCTAAGTAGGGTGGCAACAATTGGGATCATGGTCTCCCTTTCAATTCAAAACTTAGGTTGGCATGCCGGGGGTACTGAACAACACGCTCACCCTCGGGGCATTTGTACTTGATGGTTGCCAACAAAGTTGCTTTGCCATCGGCAATTTTTTCTTTCTTTACCATGGTGAGCTGGTAGGTGAAGGTGTCAATCTCTGGCCCTGCCGGGCCGCTAAACTTGCTGGCCGTAGTGGTGGCTTCGTGGACCATGCCTGCCGCATCCCGGATGCTGGGCGTAAAACTTTCAACCGAGCAATCGTCACGCTTTTTGATCCGCGCAACGGTGACATTGATGGGCTGCCCCTCTTGAACAACAATTTTAAAGTGCTCCGGTGCCCACTCCAGAATGGCTCTGTCAAACCAGCCAAACTTGTCGGCAAGGGTGTAGCCACCCCCAATCGCTGCAATGCTTGCTGCAACCGCTCCAATGGCCTTGGTGACGTCAATCATCAAAACCCCAACAGCTTCTTGATAAACTCAGCAGCTACGCCGGGGCCAAGCAGCACGGCCGCGATGAGTGCATAAAGGAGGTATTCAATTTTGGTCATGCGCTTGTACCCGCTGTCAAAACGAGCTTGAATATTTTCATATCTGCTCGCACAAATCGCCTCATGGACACTCAACCGCTTGTCCGTTTCTGTGGCAAGTTCTTGAATTTGTTCCATGAGGAAATTTCCGTTTTACTCTACGGCTGTCACGTCAGAAGGAGCAACTTGAGCCTGAGCTTCCGTCTGGATGCCGTTGATCAGTTGCTGCACCTGAACAAAGGGTTGGTTGCCCAAATATTGCAGGATTGCGTTCACCAGTTGCGTTGACAAAGCAATTTTTTCCATTTCAAACTCTCCGTGTAATTGCCGCTGTTTGGGCCAGCGGTTTGCCCTCATCAATTATGCTGCATTCCGCATCAATACCCGGCTTTTGCCCGGGCTTCTACCTCATACGGGCTGTTGACGTAGCCGTACCTGATCAGGTACCAGAAAATCTTTGCCGTCCATTTGATGGCCCCATCCCGTTCGATCTGCGCCACATGCACCGCCTCGTGGGCGGCAAGGGCGTAGTTCTCTTCTTGGCCGGGACGGCAGTAGACGGTCTTCCAAGGCGTTGTCACAGCCAAGGCACCGGCGAGTTTCAAGAACCACAGAACCGGGAGGGGAGCGGTCTTCATACGACCCAAGGCAGTGGCGGGGTCACCACTGGCGGATTGATCTGGTTGTCAAGCTGTTGCTGCACAGCGGCCTCTGTAGCATCTTTGTCCACGCCGTTGTCCCAAATCCAGCCCAGCACTTGCTCTTGCGTCAATTGATCGTAGGGCGTGAAGGTAGTGCCGGTAGGGGTGGGCACAGAGCAGGTTGAGTAGACGCTGCTGGTGTAGGTGCCGTCAGTGCCGGAACAGGTCCAATGCACGGTAAAAACGACATCAGTTTCGCTGCCCACGGTGGGGTAGCAGTTCATAGCCGTAATTGTCCAAGTGATATTTGTCATGGTGGTTCCTTAGTTAGATTTGGCGTATGCGCCGTGATACAGAGATCGTGCTTCGGTTGCGACAAGACCAGCCAACTCCAAGTCCTTGAAGTAGCCAATCAAATGTGACTTGCCGTTTTTCATGACACGCACAAGCCATGCTTTGCTTTTCTTGTGCCAAGACACACCGGGGTAGCCTGATGTGTTGCTTGCCAAAGCGTTGCGGTTGCACTGGTTCTCGCTGCGTGTAGCTGGTCGCAGATTCTCAATGCGGTTGTCAGCACGGTCGCCGTTGATGTGGTCAACTTCTGGAGGAAGATAACCGTGGTGCAGCATGAAGATCAAGCGATGCGACTTGTGAACCTTGCCACGCCATGTGATGTGACGATAGCCCGTCTTGTGGATTGAGCCAGCAGGTTTGTCCATCATGTGCTGTTTGTTTGGATGGCTTACGCCTTTCCAATACAAGTACCCGTCACGGTACTCAAAGCAGTCTGATACGTCTTGTTGAGTAATCATGTCAAGCAACAATCCAATTTGAGCCATTGTAAAAGACAGGCACAACAACAGAACCGCCACCAACAACTGTAGCAAGAGCAACAGGAGCCAGCGCATCGGTGACATATGTGCGCATACCTACAGTACCTGTTGGTAACGTGGCAACCGTGTAGCCCGTGGTTTGCAGCGGCCCAGACACTTGAAGTTTTGCAACACCAGTGGCAGAAGTCAGGCCAACAAGATATTCCCCGTTTGCTGTAAGAGTGGCCGCTTGGGTGAAGGTGATGGCGTTACCTGCTGTGCCCGAGGGGGCGATATTCCAATTGTGCTGCCCGTTAAGTTGACGATAGAGTGTTGGTGCAGTACCTGTGTTGAAATATGCGTATGCGCCCAAGCTGGATTGGTAATAAGCACTACCAATTTCTATCTGAAGATTAGTTCCAGATGCGTAGCTTGCAACAGAGCCACCGGGCATTTGAAGCGCTTTAAACCCACCGGTCCAAGCACTAGGAGCAACCCCTAAGCCTAGATTGCCGGAGGAGTCTAGGCGCATACGTTCTTCGGGGTATCCATCAGTGTTATCAGCAGTTCCAAATATCAAAGAACCTTTGTAGTCACTTGTAACGGCACTTTCTCTAAAACTCCAAATAGAAGCGTAAGTGCTGTATGTACTCGCGGTAAGTTGTGCTCTGAAATTTATACCGCCGCCAACACCTACTGCAAATGCGGTGGTGTCGGTAACACTAAGCGCCATCGTATTAAATGACGCAATACTGTTTAAAGTGGTGGCACGAGCAGCGGCAGAATCGGTTTTTGTGAATGGCAAAGTCGTCCCAATACCTAGGTTGCCGGAGGCGTCGATAATTGCCGACGTGTTGTTACCTTGCCCTGAAAGACGCAGCCCGTTTTCGGCGCGAATAGCAAGTTGGTTTG